CCTGGAACAGTAGTTCATGGTATTGGAGTTCCTTTAATGTCAGCAGGTACATTGCCTTACTGGTTGGGAGGTGGAGTTATAGGAGGAGCTGCTGCATTCTTGATGCGTGATATAATTGGTAAGGGCTATAGAAATTTAACAGCTAGATTTAGATCACCACAAGAAGCATTCAGACAAGCAGCCCAACAACCAACTGGTGTAGATCCTAAAATATTTGAAAAGCCTGGACAAAGAGAAGCTACGAAAAGAGCTGAAACTACAATTAATAAAAAAAATGTCCCTGTAAAAATTACAGAAAAGTTTAATTACGGTCAATCTTCATCTCCAGTAAGAACAGGTTTATCTAAAACTCCAAGCGAGTTCCAAGGTTCGAGAACCTATGACGTGCTAGCTCAAACTAATTTTAAAGGTATGAGCACAGATCAGATGGTTGGGACCATGATCAATTTAATCAGGAAAGGTAAAATTAGTAAAGACGAGTTGTTTGATGCTGGTATTCTAAAACTTGATGAAAATTTAAAACCTGTGGGTGGTGCAATATACGAAATGCCGAAAGAATTGAAACAGGCTTTTGGTAAACAAGAACTTTTAAAAATGTTGCAGGACTCTCCAGCAAATAGGTTAAAAGTAACAAGATACGGAACACCTAGTTTTGATGATGGCTTTTTTGATTTGTATGCTTCTACAGATATTATGATAGCAAATCTTAAAGGAAGTATACAAGAAAAGTTATTTCAAAATATAAATGTTGCACAGAGGAGACCATTTTTAAATGCCGGAAATAATTTAGCAGATATACAAAGGGTTTTAGATCGTGGAGTATCAAGAGGTAAATTTACAGACACTACAGACGCAGTTCTTACTAATGAAAAAATACAAAGTCTTAGAGAGTTGATTCCAAGTCTTTCAACAGGCGATGCTCAAATAATGAGAGCGCTAATTAATAATTTAGAAAAAATTAAAAAAAAATATTTAACAAAAGATAAAACTTTTAAAGATGCACCAAGACATGAAGGACAAGGGTCAACCAAAGGTGGTGATGATTATAATGAAGTTGTAATTCATTTAGACGAGTCGATAGTTGGTAATAAAGAACCCAGAAGAGTTTATGGTACGCATTTCAATGAGGCTAATCCTGTTGTGTTTACACTACAGAAAACAAGATATAATCAAAAGGGTGATCCTATTTTATTTGCAGAGGAAATTCAGTCAGATCCGATACAAGAGTTGTTTGGTGAGGGTAAAGGTGCTTTAAGAAAGATGATGAACAATCCTTATAGTAAAAATTTAATTGAATCTGTTATTCGTAAAAGAATTAAAGATTTGTCCGAAGCTCAAACTCCTTTGATAAAAAAATCTCAAAGAGTAAGTTTATCTGAATCAGAGGTAAAACAACTTCAACAACTAAATGATGATAAAGCAACATTAAGAAAATATTTTCAAAAATCAGAATTGATGGATGATCAAGGTATGAAAGCTTTACAAAGAATTTTAAAAGATGACGTAAATAGACCAGATTATACCCCTTACTTAAATCAGTATTATAAACTTGCTATAAGGCAGATGATAGATGATGCAATAAGAACTGGTAAGAAAGGTATCTCTATTTTGCCTGTAACAACTTACAAAGGTAAAAAAACTCACCACACACAAGACCAAGGTCACTATCTTTATTATGGAGATGAAAAAGGTTTAAAGACAAAAGCTTTTGATAAAGATCAGCTGCCGGGTCCTAAAACAAAAAAGAAAGCTGGAGATGCTGTTTACATTGAGACAATGAAAAAAATAGCAAAAGAAATAGAACAAGATTATGGATTAAAATTACCAATCTCAAAACAAAAAATATATTCTACTAGTTTTAAAAAAGGTGGTCCTTATGTAATTGTAAATCCTAACGGCACTATCATGGCTGGGTTTAAGAAAAAAACAAACAGAGATTATATTTTACAAAAATTAAATAGTAATAGATCTGCTAGTGATAGGCTTACACCTAGAAATATTACTGATGACACTGCTGAGGTTGAAGAAATGTTCACATCAATTGTTATGGAAATACCTGACAATGCAGCAAAAATGCTTAGAAAGAAAAAGATGAGATCTTACAAAACAGGAGGTTTGGTTGCAATCGAGCCAAAAAGAGAGTATTTTGCACCTATATTTTAATTATGAGAATTACACCTAGACAACACATACAAGCAGCTAAAAAACCTAAAAAGGCTAATCCAATGGCAAGAGCCAGAGTAGCAAGGCAGGTCCCTCAAATGCGTAAAGTGTTTAAGGGTGTGACTGGTGTAGCCGTAGGTGGAGTAATACGTACGGTTGGAAAAGTTTTAGGAAAAAAAGGTATAAAATATTTAAAATCACCTGAAGGTAGAAAAAAAACAAAAGAAATAATGGATAGTCCATTACCAAAAAAAATGAAAGAACAATTAGAAAGATTACAAAAGACATTTGGCAAAAGAGCTGGTGGAGTCATCAGACCTAAGCCTACATTTAAAGGTAAAGTTTTAAAACCAAAACCAATTAAAGATAAACGTGGAATCGGTATTGCAATTCGTGGTATAGGTAAAGCATTTAAGAAAGGTAACTAATGTCTAGAGAAGACCTAGTTGAAGTTCAGGAACAAGAAGATCTTGAGATTCAGAGTCCTGAAGATTTAACTGTTAATGAAAACATAGATGTTATAGAAGATGAAGAGGGTAATGCTCTTGTGGGTGATCAACCACCTGAAGCACCTCAAGAAAACTTTTATGCTAATCTCGCTGAGTTCATGGACGAAGGGGAACTAAAAGAACTGGGTGTTAAACTATTAGCAGACTTTAAAGAAGATTCATTAGCTAGAAAATCATATATTGAAACTTATACTAAAGGTTTAGATTTATTAGGATTTAAATATCAAGAAGTCACAAGACCATTTGCAGGAGCTTCTGGTGTAACACATCCAATATTAGCTGAAGCTGCAACGCAGTTTCAAGCACAAGCATTTAAAGAATTATTACCAAGTGATGGACCTGTAAGATGTCAGGTTGTTGGAAAAGAAACTGCTGACACAATCAAACAAGCTAATAGAGTTAAAGATTACATGAACTATCAGATCACTGATGTCATGGAAGAGTATACACCTGAGATGGATCAAATGTTATTCTTCTTACCGCTTGCAGGATCTACATTTAAAAAAATATTTTACGACCCAACAGTGCAAAGATGCAAAGCAAAATTTATTCATGCTGAAGATTTAGTTGTACCATACAATGCATCAGATCTATATGAAGCAGAAAGAATTTCAGAAGTACAAAGAGTAACTAAAAATACAATTGCAAAAAGAGTTGCATCTGGTTTTTACAGAGATGTAGAATTACCAGAGCCATTTTTTAAAGAAGGTGTTGCAGAAAAAAAATACCAAGAGTTAGAAGGTGTCAAACCACAAAAGTATCAGGATCTTTATAACTTTGTGGAGATGCATGTCGATTTAGATTTACCAGGTTATGAAAGTGAAGACGGTGTTAAAGTTCCTTACATAGTTACTATGGATGAAGATAGCACAACTATTTTAAGTATTTATAGAAACTACAAAGAGAACGATCCAATGAAAAGAAGAATACCTTACTTTGTTCATTATAAGTTTTTACCTGGATTAGGGTTCTATGGTTTTGGTTTAATACACATGATTGGTGGATTATCAAAAGCAGCAACTGGTGCATTGAGACAATTACTGGATGCAGGTACTTTAGCTAATTTACCAGCTGGATTTAAATCTAGAGGTATGAGAGTTAGAGATGATGCAGAGCCATTACAACCAGGCGAGTTTAGAGACGTGGACGCTCCTGGAGGCAACATAAGAGATCAGTTTCAGTTATTACCATTCAAAGAACCAAGTTCGACATTGTTTCAATTGTTAGGTTTTTGTGTAGACGCAGGTCGTAGATTTGCTGCAATCGCTGATTTACAAGTTGGTGATGGTAATCAACAAGCAGCAGTTGGCACAACAGTTGCGTTATTAGAACGTGGTTCAAGAGTAATGTCTGCTATTCACAAAAGATGTTATTACTCAATGAAAGAAGAATTTAAAATCTATTCTCTCTTT